AACTCGTCCAAGAGTTCAGCCAGCGTAAAACCGTTTGTATCAACAACCCCCTCCGGTATCGTTGCCGGATAAATCGTTGCCCCGTTTTCCTTTAACTTCTTAATCTTTGCCATAATAATATCTGTTTTATTTGTGTTTAATGGTTATTTGTTATTTCCGTGTACTCCGTGTCGGAGAATTTCGACGATGTGATCGTGCCGCTGCCACTGTTGCCGAGGTCGATATAGCTTTGCGTAACCACCCTTTCCCCCTCGTCCGTATAAGCATCTTCGTCGATGCTTATCACGTGTACACGCGTAGCCGAGGTTTTGAACCGTATTGTAAAACGAGTGTCCCCGTCCCGTTCCACACCCTCTATCGTGTACATGCGTGGCTCATTATAATTACTCGCCCCTTTCAACAACAAGTTGCATTTCCCGTCGAGATAATTGTAAATCGCCCCTTGCACATCGCCCCAGTACCACGCATCATCTATCCCGAATGCCCCGTTTTCATACCGGCCCAAGTCGATCACATGCGTTGGCTTGTAGCCCTGCGAGGTCAAATAACCCGCAAAATCTATACTCTCGACCTCCTCTTTCGTGGCGAAGTCGTCAAGAGAATAAGCATACTGTTTCGTCAAATTTCCAGCCTCGTCCCACACAATCTTGTGCACGTAGTCGTCAGACCCTACAAACATTGCCACATAGCTTAGAGATTCCCGACCATATATAATCCTCGCCGATACCGGGGAAATGGCCGACCCGAAACTGGGGCTTGTCGTCGAAAAGTACAATGCCTTATCCACGTCCTCCGCCGTAGAGCCCACCATCTGCCCGGCATCTTGGTCTGCATCGAAACTCACCGAGTGGTCATCGTCAATCTTATATTCGACAACCCAATCTTCCTGAGCATGTATCTTGTCTCGTAGAGCAGTGTCCGAAATGTTCGACAAGTCCTTCTTGGCGTAATCTGCGAGGTTCTCCACTGTCAGTAAAATCTTACAGTTCCCCTCTTTCTCCACGTATGCCCGTCCGTCCGTAGTAACGCCGATGGCGGATTTTCCGAGTTTCATCTGTCGACGGGAAACCGCCTCTTTCTTTCCGTCAAATGTCGTCTCGTCCCAGCGGGTTTCAAGCCATGATGCGTCCCCGGCATCCCCGGCCTTTGTTAGTTTTTCTTCCGAATCTACCTCCGTCCGGAAGTATTTGTCCATGTCTACAGCGCTCAGTAGCGCAGTTTCGTGCTCCCAGTAATTCCCGTTCCAGAAGAGCATGACTACCGATATTCCATCGACTGTTATCGAGAGAGGTTTTCCGCTGTTCAGGAAATGTGTGAATGTTACCGTACCGGCTTCTTTCGCCATATACAGGTAGGCGGTCTTCACTCCGGTTTTTATCTCGGGGACAAAAGTTTCCGCATTGTCTACCATACCGCTCAGCCAGTTGTCCGCCCGGTTACTGTCGACCCATTGTCGCCCGACTTCGTCCCATACCCATAAAGAGAGAGTTTCGCCGTTGACGAAGCTGCTGCCCGGTATACCGTTCGGGTGTCGGGAGAGAAATGCTCCGATTCCGAAATAGTATCCGAGAAATTTTCCATGTGTATTACATTTCATAATTTTGTGTTTTTAGTTTTTGTAAGAGGTTAAGTAAAAAGCATTTGCCGACGCATGGTGGCCGCTTTTTCACTTTGACCCAGAATTTCGTATACCAATGCTGCGCACAAATAGCATGTCGAATCACCCAAGAGGGGATATAAATCGTATCCGCCCTCTTTTTCTTGCGGAATGGGCAGGTAAGTAGCACTTTTTATTTCGTGTCGGTACAAGTATGGCGGCAAGGAGAAATAGTCGAGGACTGTATTCCCGTAGTCATCGGTCGTGATTATGGCTACCGGTTTTTCCGTACCTCCCCGTGCATAGGGATTATACTGCTTTTCTGCCATAGGGTGGCGATTGTCGAGAAAATGAGTTACGGGTCGTCTCCACCCTTTCATTTCGAAACGGAGCATACGTAGCATATCTTTGGGTAGAACGACTCGTCCGCTGCCGTCTTGTCTCATTTGTGGAGAGAGTTTAGTGCTGATGTCGATACCTTGACACAGATATTCGGGTGCAATCAATAATTGTTGGGCGAGAGCCTCTGGCCATTTTGCACGGATATATCGATCGATATCCGCACCTCCGGTCTGGCTTACGACGTTGTCCCAGTCGGGAGTCAGTTCTTCCATGTCGGTTTTGACACGTTCTATCCATTGAGCTGTTGTCAAGAACATAAAAACTCCTTTCTTTTATTATGCACTGAGATGGGGAAAGTATATACCCTTTTCCCGGGCCGCTTTTTCGATGCTTGTCGGAGACCGTAACTTGTTGGTCGGTACGAGGTAAGGCTCTCCTCGCAATAGTTCTCGCGCTGCTTGCCAGGAGACGATGTTTTCGACAGGGGTGGCATCGGGTTGCGGTGTTTTGAATCCGGTTTCGTTGTAGAGGTCGAATAGTCGTCCGTAGTCTATATCCTGTTCGATGGCTTCTTGCAGTTCTGTATTTGAAGTGGTGTAGTAACCGTGTATGTTATCTCTCGATATGAATCGAATGCGAACTTTCTTTTCGCCCATGCGGACGATCGTGTTGAGGTTTCCGTGCAGGGTTTCATAGGTTTTTATTTTTTTCATAAGGCATATCGTTTTAGAAGTTTACGGCGGGAAAAAAACTTCCCGCCGTAAACGGGTGAATAAGAGGTTTATGCGTTTTTGGGAATAATGCGCATATGTGCGGCCGGATAACGCAGGGTAAGGCAACTTGCCTCGGTGAGAACGACGGCATCGGTATTACGCACGCCGGCACCTTTGAGGTCGAGTACCTGACGGTCGAAAGGAACGTGAGACCATTTCGACAGGAATTCGGGGTCGAAAATAAATCCGTAGTCGCTCATGCCGCATTCGTCGAAGACTTCGGAATAGAGGATAAAGAGACGCCCGAATTTGGAGCGGATTTCGGAAAAGTCGATGCCCCATTTTACGAAATCTTCATCGGCCGAAACGATTTTATTTACATCGAGCTTGTTGATGCGACCGATGAAGTCGGAACCGCCGATGAGGATTTTCCGTTTGTTCCCTCCGTTTCCGGTAAAAGCTTCTTTGGCGATGTCGATAAGGTCTTCCTGTGTAAGTTCTTTTTCGGGGTCGAATGTGTATTCTTTACCGGCTTGCCACCAGATACCTCCCGTAAGCGAGACTTCTTCTTTCTTTTTCGAGTCGTAAATACGGCTTTTTACACCGAACATGAAAGTCTTTTCCATACCCAAACGCATGTCATAGATAGCCGCCTCTTCCGAGTCGGAAAATTCCCATTCCACTTCTTTGTTGGCGATTTTTTGGAACGTCGATTGCTCGATTTGCATTTTGAAGATTTGACAATAGTTTTGGTCTTTGACAGGCAGTGCCTCAAATTGGGCTGTCTGTACGTCGAGTTCGGTCGCTGCTCGGCCCATGCGTATAAGCGTAGTACCCTGTTCGATTGAGGGAACGCAACCGGTAATATTGCCGATGGTCTTTCCATTGATGGCGTACACGTTGAGTTCTCCGGTTTCTTCTTTACTCGAAATGTAAAGGACAAGGTCGGCTTTCGAGGGTGTTTTTCCATCGCTTTCATACCCTTTTACACCTTGTACGAGAATCGTTTCCGAGACTTCGAAAATGTCGTTGTTACTAGTCGTTATTTGTACTTTCTGTGCGGCGATGGTAGCGCTGCCCGAGGCCGGCTCGGTGTAGGCTTCGGCGAGGATTGCTTTGGTCGGTTTTACATCGACCGAGTAATAGTCTACTATCATCGAACCCGATTTCCGAGCCCCTGCATAGCGGGAAAGTTGGTCGATCGGGGTCGACATGGGACGAACTTTGGTGATGCGTTTGTCGACCTCGTTCATCAGGAGTTCTTTACTGTATTCTCGTGTGATTTCCGTTGTGAGCGGCGTGCCTGAAATGATTCTTCCCGATGCCGTAGGGATAACGGCGGCCAAAGCATAGGCGCAGTCGTGGAGGACGAACGCCAATAATGCCATGAGCATAGCAGCGGCGATCCAGAACCAAATGTCTTTTGATTTCAGAAAATTCAAAATCTGTTCTTTTTTCATGTTTAGTTTGTTTTTAAGTGGATAAATTTTGTTTTATAGCGTGGTGTGATTCTTTTTTTGTGGAGTTTCGGTGGGTTACATATCCCACACGCTACGGCGGCGTCTGAAACCGAATGCGGCCGAGCGGTTTTCGTCGGCATCGTCTCCGCCTCCGTTACCTCCGAGGTGAGGTAGGATATTTCCGTCCCGTTGCTTACGCTCGGACAAAATCCGTTCGTTGCGGCCTCTTATTTCGGCGATGCGTTCGGTGTTGTCCATGTCGAGATCGTAGTTGATACCTTTGAAGAGGAGTTCGAGTATTTCGGTCGTGAAGTCGTGCATGAATACATGTTCGCACACATGGTGCACACGGTCGAGAAAGTCTTCAAACTCTTCGTCGCTCATACCTTTGTGTGCTTTAAATCGGGCTATGGCACGGGCACTGTGTTGCCAGTTTTCTTCCATTTCCCGCCGTAATTGTTCTCCGGCTCTGACGCGACGGGTAAATTCTTCGTTTTCCCGTTCCAGATCTTCGAGCTTGCGTTCGTCGCCGACACATTCCAAAATGTCTTTTCCGAAGTGCCGCACACAGGCTGCCAGAGCGTCGTCTCCTCCCAAAACGTCTCCGATAAATTCGGCCATACGCGGATTTGCCATGAAGATGTCGGCCAATTTCATTTGGTCTTGGCACAGGTAATCGTAGCGTTTCCGCATGTCTTCTTCGTATTCGAGCAGCGAATCGAAAAAGAGGTTTTCATCATCGAAAGAGCGGTCGGGAAAACTTTTGCTCAATCTCGCCATGAGCAGTTCCCGGGAGTTTCGAGGGGCATTTCCATACCCGTTTCCTGTAAAGTTTCTCAT